TTATATCAATACAGACAAGGCAATGATCCTAGAAAGCGATAGTGCTTATCGTGGTCACATGCCGATCATGGTTTATCCGCTGGCTAACCACGCTGCTTATAGCCGTAATAATCTACAAAATCTACCGGAGTTTCCTAACAAGATTTTCCGTATGCTAATGCCGACGTATGACAACATTTATTCAGCTTTGGCAGGGTTCGACATTTCTACTGTGGAGGTGTAGTTTATGACGAATTATGGTTATTTAATCAACATATACGCTTCTACTATTACGGATCGTAGTAGCCAAAATTCAAAGGATAAAGCCCAGCCAACGTATGATGAATACTACGGCAAGACAGCCGACAAAGGCGTTGGCGTATTTGCGTTTTCTCAGTCCAATAGCCTGTCAAGCACTGGCACTGTGACGGGCGATATTCCTTACTTTAATGTTAACTGGCGTTTTGATTTAGACATTAACAGCAGTTGTTGGATAGATGACCGATGCGATCTTGACTTGGAATTTTACAATGCGAGCGGTGCAACGGTTTATGCAATGCGAGTGCGAGGAGACACTAGCTATTCTAATGTCGCTCAATGGGGGGCGTCATTAAATTCCCTTATGTCAGGGGGGAAATGGGGAAACTATGGCAGCGGGCATGGCACTTTAACTTTTACCGACACCCAAATAATTTATACTGAACATTCAACTAACAATGCGTGGAAGTCGCATACGGGGCTTGCAAATATGGCATCCGTTGTTGGCATGAGAGTGGTCTATGGGTTGGCGCTGGAAAATTACACAGGCGCGTCAGGGTGTTCGTCGATGGTGCGTTTTGAACTGAACTCACCAGTAGATGTCCCTTGGTTTTTTGACGGGAATTTTGTACCACTGGAAACTGTCCCGTCGTTTGTGGTATATCCTACTGACGCCATCGTTTCTACTACCATCGGAACTGGTCTCCTGAACGCCAACGGATCACCTGTTTATCTTAAAACAAACTTTAATATCAACAAGGGCGAAACTAAGCATATTGTAAATGAAATACTCACTTCGCACGCTGTTGTAGAGTGGTTAAACGATGGAATATTTACGCTAACTGAAGGCGAAATAGTGACGGTTGGCAGCTGTGACCTAGATCAGCTTGGATTTTTCTCTTATAACGGGCAATTGATAGTTGCAACAAACGAATCGCAAGTTGTTCTAGCTAGCACCATGTTTGATTATAACAATTCATTTGCAAGTTACGAATTATTAGATGGCGCCACGATTGACTTTCTCTATAGATATTCGTATGTGGCTGGGAATATTAATTTTTTTTACCATAAAGAAGTCAGCCTAGTCACGCAAACGTGGGCTAACAAAGAAACCCGCGAACAGGCTAACCCTCAGCCGGAGCAGATGCAATTTTTAGCGCATGAAGAGGATATTCGCAGTCTCAATAAGCAGGGGGTTTACTCTCTGACGCCAATGTTAGATAAAACCCCGCGCGGTTACTATCAGTCAACAGTAACCGTCAGCGGCGTGCCAACGGCAAACAGGCTAGTTATCTGCTTTACTAATGCAGGGCAGAAAATAGCCGAAACCCTCTCTGATAACCAAGGTGTTTATCGTTTTGACCATCTGCAAATGAATGAGAAATACATGTTTGTTGCTCAGCACAGCAACACTAAAGACACGCCGCCGGAATATTTGGCCACCGCTAGCGACTGGCAAACTCCCACAGCTTATTAAGGGTAAAAGATGCAGTTATCAACCGAGATTAAAAACGCCCGTTTGCAAGCTATTGGTGACGCTATAGATGCGGGTAATGCACGGCTTAAACTGTTAAATACGGAACAAGCTGTTGTGTGTGAATTGCCCTTTACTATTCCTAGCGCGTCTAATATCAGCAGCGGCGCGCTTACTTTTAACACGCTACCCGAATCGCTGGTTTTATTGAGCGATGATATTGATAGCGGCGTTATTGTTGGTGATGACGATGCGCTTATTGCATCGTTAACGGTTGGCGATATGGATAGCTCAGCGGATTTAAAGCTGCCATCACTTACCGTCTATCAGGGTAGCTTATTGCGCATAAACGGATGGACTATTAGCGAGCTATAGCATGGATATTAAAAAATGGAATGATACGGGCGCCTTGGATTTTGTCACAGAATGGGAGGCAACCGGCAAGCTTGAGTTCATAGCTGGCGAGTCTCCGGCGCCCGTTGTTGTTATTGATATCATTGCCGTATCTTATTGTTTTGCGCCTGTTTCATCGTGTGATGTTTCATCAATAACGATAGCCGCAGGTGAATCAGAATTACCAGCACCTCAATCGCAATGTTATATTTCATCAATTATGGATATAGCAGCCAGCGTCGAAGTTTTTGGCGTTAGCTCTGACCATGAAATTATTTTTGATATCAATGTGGACAGAGGACCTAAAGCCGATGTTACAACAGTGATTAATCAATCTAGCTACATGGCAGATCAACTTAATAGTCCGTTTGCCAACGGCCTTTACCTTGGCTGTGCAAAAACAGCGACACTTGTTGATGCAGATAAATCAAACAACACTATACAGGCATTAATCGGCAGCTTGCCAAAACTAAACAGCAGCCAGCTAGTGACGGTTATTGATGCGGTTAAAGCGCAAAACGCTGTTACCCATATTAATCATCGTTTAGGCAGGGTTAACAGCGCGTTAATAGCGGCTCACACCGATGCGTTAAGAGTGAGCAATAAAGTGTTCAGCGACTACAAACACCCGCCGCGCGGTGATTGCACAGTTGCGAACGCCTGGGCGCATGCAGAAATATTAAACGCGCAAATCAATACCGATTTTAACGATGGAATACCTGTAAAACTGTCTTGGACAGATGCGTTTGAAAATGGCATCAACCCAACAGGAATGCGGCCAGCAGAGCCAATCATTCCGCCTGTTATTATTCCTGTGCGCGATGGTGTTTTAGACTTCCGTTCGCTATGGGATAACAGCGGCGAACTCGATTTTTTAAGAATAGAACTGGATGCGTTAATAATTATGAATGAAATAGAGATTTTTCATGTGGCCAGTGATGGCACAAAAACAGCTATTCACCCTGTAAATGCAACGCTTGATTTTGATATTGACTCGTTTGTGTGGAGCTTCAACGGACAATTGCAGGGCAAAGAAAACCTTGCGCTGTTAACACATCGTGCAAGTTTTGAAATTAATATAAACGGGCATCAATTACGCTTCACCTTGCGAGAGTTTAGCCGTGCAGCGTCATTTGCAAATGATGCCTATAGCTTCACATGCGTGACTAATACGCAATGGTTAGGCCAGCCCTATGCCGCGCTGCATAACGGCACAGTTGATAACCCAATCGGTGCATGGCAATTAGTCGCTGAAAAGTTTGCAACTGAAGCCTTTACTTTAAACCGATCATTAACCCCAGAATGGACGCTGCAACCTGATTCGTTTAGTTACTTAAATAAATCACCCATCGAGTTGGCACTGCAGGTTGCACAAGCCAGTGGCGCAATATTGCAGCCTGATAAACTCAGTAACCTTATTCATGTGCAACCGCGCTATAAAACCAGCCCGTGGGATTGGGATGCGTTAACCAATGAAGAGTGTGATCATGTGATTAATGCTGATTATGTAGACACAGAATCAAGCAGCGATAACACCACGCCGCCCGTCAATTGTGTTTTAATCAGTGGTGAAACCCATGGTGTGATCACTGAAGTAGTGAAAGCCGGCAGCGCGGGCGATATCCGGGCAGAAGACGTATTAAGCCCGCTCTCACAAGATCATAATATTAATGCAGAACTAGCGCGTAATATAATGGCAGACAGTGGAGAGCAGGAGGTATTGGGGTTAAGCATTCCGCTATTGCCCCCTGATTCGGCGTTTGGATTACTGTTGCCGGGTGAAATAATTCGCGTCGTATACCCAGACAAAACTATCACAGGCTTGTGCATTGCGAACAGTGTGCCAATACAATCAATCACCGATGTTTCACAATCGGTAAAATTGGAGCTAAATAATGGCTACCGTTAATATCACCAAACAATTTAAATCACTGCTAACCGAAACCGTCCGTTTTCGTGCGGTGGTATTGGTTATCGATAACGAATTAAATCGCGCCAAAGTACAATGGGGCCAATCATCATTATGGGTAACAGCCATAGAATCACTGGCTGTTGATGATCAGGTATTGGTAGAAGATAATAAAGTGGTAACAAGGCTCCCCAGTTTGCCGTATGCAAGGGTTGAGATTGGCTAATTAACCGGGACCATAAAATGCTCCACTTCGTTTTTGAAAAGCAAAGTAGAGCATTTAAATTTAAAGTTTTATATTTTCAAGCATACTCCTCGCATTTTCAAATGTATCTTCTTCCATCTCAATACCAATAAAGTTTCGATTTAGTTTTAAACTAGCCTTTCCTGTCGAGCCCGAACCCATAAATGCATCGAGTACTACTCCGTTTTCAACACTACTGGTGTTTATTACATGCTCCAGTAAATCAGCTGGTTTTTCGCATGGATGTTTCCCAGGATAATACTGAACAGGCGGATAGGTCCAAACATCGGTGTAAGGAACTTCACTGGTAACGCCAAAAGGGCGCCTTAAATTGTTATATTCTTGCTTAAGGTCATCATACTCTCTAACCAGATCCTGATATTTTATTTGCAGTGTTGTATATTCATTTGTTAGATCACAATGAGACCGTAATAATTCAGAGCTACGAGATGAAAATAATTTTTGCAATTGTTGATATTGCTTTTCATTAGGAAGTTGCCATTGGCTTGAAGAAAACCAATGAGAGCACATTTTAGTGCCGGTCACCTCATTGATCTCTTTTGCTGAAATGTTTAATGAGGTCCTAGCATTTTTAAAATAATCAATTAGGGGTCTGAATACATCTTTTTTTAGCTCATTGCATTTTGTTGCATAGCCGCTCACTCCTTTTGCGAATCCTTCGGAACCGTAGTGACTAGCAAAGACGATTCGCTCTGTCGCAGGAAAAAAAGAGCGTAAGCCGGGTTTGTGTGCTCTTTTCCAAACGCCCGATGGTTTTGCCCAAATAATATGATTCAGCACATCAAAACGGGATCTAATTAGCATCTCTGTATCTGCAGCTAACTTTGAGCCACAAAAGAGATATAAGCTCCCCGCTGGCTTTAATATTCTCCAAAATTCGATAAGAACTTCATCAAGCCATGCTAAAAATGTTTCTACATTAGGCCATTGGTTATCCCACGCATTTTGTTTTACTTGAAAATAGGGGGGATCCGTTAAAATTAAATCAATAGAATTTTCTGGAAGTGTTTTTAAATAATGAAGGCAGTCCGTGTTAACAAGTCGAAGTTGCCCTTTGTGTAGAATATGTTCGTGCATGTATGCTCCTATGAAAGAGCCTTGAATACATGAACAAGCAAGCTACAAATGTAGCTTGCTTGTATTTTTGTTGCTTCCTCTCCAGAATTACTGGGTCTCAGGTACTCAAGGCATCAAAAACAGAAAAAGTATATCCAAAAGAAACTAAGCTGTATATAAGAACAGTTGTATTTTTGTGAGCGGAAGAGAGGGGGCAGTAATACTTAGAATATTATGTAGTAATAATTACTCATTTCTATAAGTTATCTGTCGTAATGAATTTTATATTTGTACCGTGCGTTGTCCGTAATTTGTTTTTTGTTGGTAATATTTGTTTTTATTCAATACGTTATGTTTCTTGTCTCATAATCGTGCCAGTAGAGGGTGGGTTCATTGCTGTTTTTTTCTAATCTATTATTTGGCAAGTCATTACCCATTTTAGCCCTTGTATCTACAGTGTTTTTATTGAGTTTATAAAAACAGATTAAGCTAAGAAGCGAATCAGAGCAAGTGATTAAGCTGACCGTAGCTACCTTTGATGGACGCGCTAAACTATTTTTTT